GTGAAGCGAGAAGAGAGGGCTCCCTGCGTGAGAAGGCGTAGGTATTGCCAGCCCAAGTTCCGCCCATTTTCCTCCCATCCCACACGGAGATGTCCATATCTCCCGCCTCCAGCTTATCGATCATGACTTTGTTCCTGTGAAGGAAACGCTCCCTCTTGGTCATGATATACACGTAGTCCTGAGGGTACTCGATGGTGGCCTTGGGAATGATCTCCTGAGCCATGAACGTCTTGATGTGCCCAGGCCACATGGATGCCTGCTCCTTGAGCGTACGACAGGGACAAACCCACAACTGGGGTATTCCCAACTTCCCCGCTTCCCAAGCCGCAGCCATGTCCGTCCCGATGGCTCCCCCATGAATCAGGAGGAGGTCCTTGTACTTGTCCTGTGCCTTGACCAAGGCAAGGCGGAGTTGGGTCTGGACGTAAGCCCAGGTCGTGGTGGGCTCGAACGGGTTCAGGTAGCGATTCCGGAGCTTTCGGTGTCCACGGATGAGAATGCGCATTTTTCCTCCAGTTTCAGAAGAGAGAATACTACAAGAGAAGGGACTCAGTGTGCGTTGTATTCGCAGGGGTGTGTGTTGGCGAAGAGGCGGTTGTTTGGGAATGTTAGGGGGCGGCACCATTATGCCTTCCCAGCGCACTTCTTACATGATCCCACAATCATCACCCAATAACCACCCCATTCCTCAATGCGAACATCGTTATGACTCACCTCGGCCTTTGCCACAGGCTTACCGCACCCGTAGCAATAGACACCGCTGTTCTGGACCAGTTCCTCGAACAGAAACTCCGACTCTGAAGGTTGCCATTCGTGTGCCATCACTTCCTTTCTGGGGAGGGCCCAGTATATTACTAGACCCTCCCCCCAACAGAAATACTACACCTTGTGGAACTTCACGAGCGAGTCGCCCACCATCCGGTACCAGTGCTGAGTGTTCTCCCAGCAGTAGTCCCAGATGAGGTCGTCATTCCACACCGGCTCAACTCTGACAGCCAGTGCATTGGGCTTGAACGTGGGATCCGCGAGCTTGGTGAGAACCCCACGAGGGATGGGTAGGAAGACCGTTGCCGTGAAGAACAATTTCTTCCCGTTATAGTCTCCCTTGGAGCGCCTCCTCCTGACCCTGATGATCGGGGGAAACACGAAGTCTCTCCTCTGAACGCGATCACCCATGAAGTCCAAGAAGGGGCCGCTCATGAGACTGGTGATCTCAACGACCTTGCGAGGGAGTTTATCCCCGCACTTGCATCCGGTGAAGGTCCGCTTGCAACGAGCGCAGCGACGAACCTTCTCCAGTCCCCAAATGTGCTTCTTGAAGAGCCGGAACTTGTTCGGGACCTTGGAGCGTCCATCCTCGCCAACCACCACCTCAACGAGATGGGGACCAGTGTAGGTGTCCTTGTCCAGGTCCAGCACAACATTGGAGAAGACGAAGCCCGAACGCTTCCCCAGATACGGAATGAGGGATCCGATCTCCTGGCAGACCGGGGACAGATCCACAATCCTGGTCCCAGCCTCCTCGAAGAGCGTCTCGCCGCTGGCCATGACCACTTGACGAGCAGCCTTGACCTTGACCTCATTTCGAGGTCTGTTGTTGATGGCCACGTCATCGAGATGAAGCTCGACGGGGCCGGGATAGCCACCCTCGATGCTCCTCTCGTAGCCGTGGTGCTTGTTGATTTCGTGATGCCAGGTCTCCCCGACATCACAAGGAGCAGTACGACGCCCACCGATGACCTCAATCATGATGCCACCAGGGACCTCGTGCTCGATGCCGAGAACGATCTTGAGAGCGACCATTTCGGCAAACTCCTTGACCGTGATCGGGTGAGTGGTAATCTTCTCATCCTTCACGGTCTGAATCAGCTCCCGGCCACTCTCGTGGTTCTCCCTGAGAATGTCCAAGAGCCTACGCGTGGGGACAACCCTCACATTCCCAAGCATCTGGGACGCAAGGTCGTTGAACCTCCAGCGCATTACCGTAGTGCCCAGGTGGAAAGCCTGGTCACCAAGGACGGTGGGAGCCAGATCCTCATTCTGGCTATCATCCTCACCATCCTCCTCCTCGGTATAGGAGGACACGGCCTCATCGAATTCCTCGTTAGAGGTGTGAGTGAAGTAGCCAGCCGGAGCCTTGAACCGCCCAAGGCCATCAGCCATGCTGGCCCTCAACTCATCGATGAGGGTACGGAGGTCCTGCATAATGCTCACTGTCGTCTCCTTTCATAGAGAGTGAGCAGAGGATATAGTGGGACCACCCCACTATCTCTTATGTTGTTTAGGACTTGGGACCTAATTGATAGAGGCACACGCTCTATCAAGGCCTTACATGGGGCCATTGCTGACCCCATGCCCTCGGTATATTAACGGCAGTACTCGCAACCACTCCCACCACAGGAGCACTTGCTGTTGTCGCCCTCGTCCTCGCAGTACTCCACGTAGTACGAACACTCCTCGCAATCGCGATCATCGAGTAGAACACACGGCAACATCGGGGCGAGATCATCATAACAACTGCATCTGCGTGACATAATGCATCTCCTCTCTACGACACCAACCCACAGAAAAGCGCGATGATGAACACCACCAACAGCGCCACGACGAACGCCTTGTTCTGCCTGAACTGCTCGAAGAACTCTCTCATTTCCTTTTCCTCTCTGGGCAGTATTGCCCATATCAAGTGGAATAAAGCTCATCCATCCTACGGCAAGACAGAACCTTCCCGCCACTGGGCCTCCAGATGACACCAGATGCACAGTCCCAGGGATAGTACCACGTGAGCATCCTATACTCCCAAAAGTACGGACTGATTTCAATACCAGAATACTCCCGCGCTACACTTACCCAGTCTATAAGCCCACGCATCTCGAACCGCCTTCTGAAGCCCGCGAATCGCCTGTCGTTGTCGATAACCAGCACCTCGTCAGAGATGCCGATCTCTACCAGGAAATGACCTGGATCAGGCAACCAGTCTGGCATTTCGCTTTCCATCCACTCCAGCCACGAGTCGCCGATCCCGTACCACAGCCCACAAGGCTTGAATACCCTTTCCCCACCTACGCGTTTCACGTAAGTGACAGGTTTTGGGCTGATATGCCAACGCCCACACGGTAGCATAGCCCTACGCAGCGCCTCCATGTCTATTGGCCCTCCTCTCTGGGCAGTTTATAGTCATGCCCAGGACTGGTTTACTAACCCTCGCAGGCCTTGCAGCCCTCGCCCTCGCAGGAGCAGCCGATCTCCTCCCGCGCCATGCCCTCACCACCGTCCTGGTACTGTTCCTCCTTTCGCATGAGGTAGAAGGTGAAGTCGTGCATATACAGGTACAGGCCCTTCAGGTCACCATCCGGGCTGTTGTACAGGAAGTCCCAGTTCACGAAGTAGGCCAACTTGTTGATGGGGAGGAGGTTCTCCCCGTACAGCCTGGCCAGCCAGTACTTCCCCACCACCACGGGGATTTCGGCGAGGCGCGTCCAGGCCTCGGGCTTGTCGAGCACGTAGGAGTGGTGCTCGGCGAGCAGCTTCTCCCTGCACTCCGGGCACAGGGATACGTCTCTCCTCACCTCCGACCAGCAATCCCACTGCCGCAAGCAGTGGGAGCACCTCAACTGGCACTCCGCGTCCATCACTACTCCTTTCCCATGGGCTTCCTGGTTTCACGCAGGATATCAGCCCACATCTTCAAGGCCTTCTCCTTCCCCTCCCTGATGGAGGCCCGTGCCACACGGATCTCCTCCTTCAGCTTGAGGTACGTCTTATAGTCCATACTCCTCCTTTCTTTGAGCTGCCATCATCAGACCGTGCTTGCTCAAGGCACGATTATCCCACTGTCTCACGACAGGGGGATTTCGGCTAGGAGAGCCGAGCCATAAGCTCGACATCATCCTTGGGACGCCGGCTCCAGTCCCAAACTGTCCCTACACACAGGCCCTCATCACCCATGTCGTAGAGGAGCTTGGTATCGAGGAGCCAGTACAGGGCCTCCCACGCCTCGGGGTTGGTGAGGTCAATAGGCTTGCCATTTATGGCAATCCAGGTGACTACACCGCCCGAGCCGCAGTAGACCTCAGTACCATACTCCTCCCAGAGAAACCGGAACTCTGGAGAGTTAGGCATGTTCTCTCCTTTCAAGAGAGAAAACACTGTGCGCGGGCACGCGGTGCCCACTAGAGGTTGGCTGCCATCGTCAGTGCCCAAGCACCACCCTGGGCAGACCCACTGTCTCACGACAGGGGGTTTCGGCTTGTAAGGGTTACCTGTCGGTGCCGCGCCCCCACTGGGAGCGAGGGGTCACGGTCAGCTCAAGGCTACCGTTCTCCCACACCTCAAGGTAGTACCACTTGCCGGCAACGGCAACGCCGCGCCCGTAAAGGCGTCGGCTGTCGTCGTTGGGCTTGGTACTAAACCCCACGCAAAGCGCCACGGTAACGACCGTGACTAGGACAAAGGCTGCCCACTTCATCGTTCTCTCCTTTCAAGAGAGAAAACACTGTGCGCGGGCACGCGGTGCCCACTAGAGGTTGGCTGCCATCATCAGTGCCCGGGCACCACCCCGAACAGACCCACTGCTTCTTGCACTGTCTCTCGACAGGGCCCAGCAGGGGGTTTCGGCTTAGTCGCCCAGATAGTACTCGTCCGAGAACGAGTACATCTGGCAACCGAAGACCCACACCTTAACACTGAGGAACCGACTCCGAATCCTCAGTTGGACGTGGATCTTCCTTCCCAAACGACGGATTCTGAAGGACATTAGTCTCTCCTTTCAAGAGAGATTGCCCTCGGAACACCCGGGGGCGTGAAACAAAAAGTGGGGCATATACATATATACCCTCATAGGTCCATAGAATTGATATCGAAAAATTTCATCCTATAAAGACTCTGTTCGTTAAAATTATTGTTGCCGTAAAATATTTTGCTTTAAAAGTTTATCCTGGTTTGCTATATTATTTTTGTAGTATAAAAACAACTCTATAAGGAGTAGTTGGCCATGGCAGTTAGAAAGACGGACTCGCCTGCCGACCTACTCAAAATCCGCGCATTTATCTATAAATCATACTGTGAGGACTACAGGTACGAAGATCCCGCATCTTATAAAGATAAGCTCTACGCGCTAGATAGCTGGGACCCCATATCAGATCATTACTTATTTGAGGAGGACGGTAACGTTGTCGGCTGTTGCCGACTCGTTCATCCCTCTTCTAATATGTTCCCCTGTGAGTGCTTTTGTAAAATAGATCGCGCGCTTTCTGACCTTGAAAGAAGTAAATCCTGCGAAATTTCCCGCATTATTGCCAAAAAACATAATGAAGAGGGGCTTTCTGCTACCTCTATTATCTTTTTTAGCCTGGTTTTTGCTTGTTATCTGTATATGGTTGAGTGTGGTTATAGGTATATGTTGGGTGGTATGGACAAGCGGTTTATTGCTTTATTGAGAAGGATAGGCCTTAGGCATGAACAATTAGGGCCTTACACAGACTATCATGGAAGTAGAGCTGCATGGATTCTTGACCTTGAAACAGTCAATTTTCAGGAGGGAAATTTACGAAAGTACAGAGACTTGGTTTCTAACAAAACTACCTGAGGATTTTAATATGGCTAAGAAAAGTGTGGAACCAAGCTGGATTGAGGCTTTGGATAATGTAGTTGTTAAGCTGGTTACTTTTAAAGAAAGCAAATTATGGGGCGAGCTTAATATGGATAAAGGGGTTATCTCTATCGCCAAGAGTCCTAATCTAGAGATGCAACTTAAGACCCTTGTTCACGAGTGCTTACATTGGGTTTATGACCCGTATGGTGAGCAAGAGGACTTGGTAGAGGAGCTGGAAGAGAGGGAGTGGAATAAGATTATGCATACGAAGTGCGACCATAAAACGCTTCTAAGACTTATTAAAGCTTTATACAAGTAGAAAGAGGGTTAGAAAAATGCCCAGAATTTTCCAACAAACTCTTCAGAAAGTAGAAGTAATGATAGATGTTAAGTGTGATATTTGTGGGAAATCTACTAAAGCTGATACACATGAAGGTTTTGAAAGAGCGCAAATTGTGGCGGCTTTTAATGAAACCATCCATGCTGGGGATAGGTGGGTAGTAGAACTATGTCATTACTGTTTCCATGACTTTATGGAGTGGTTGCTTATAGATAAGCTTGGAACCTGCCTTTACCATAATGCGGCGGAGGATGATGAACTTAATCCGATGGATGAAACAGATATTGATGATATAAGGGCGTTTTTCGCAGGCCGAAGAACCGAGCGCTTGACGGAATCTACAGAAGAATCTACATTTGAATAAAAAAGTTTTTTGTTTAGTAAAATCGCCGTTTATGTTGTATGTTTATAAGCAGTAGTGAGTTAGCTCTTTAACAAATCATCCACAGAGGAACCCCGAGGTGGGGTGGGAAGATGAAAACAATTTTTGGTCCCGGAGGATAAAATGGGAGTCAAAAAAATTGGCTTACTACTTTTTGTGTTTCTAATCAGTTGTGCTTCCGCCCCGGTAATAATTCAGGAACCAGCTTCCTCCATTTCGGAGATTAATGAAGGAGTGGAGTTGTATCAAAAAGTGGGACCTAGTGCTGTTGTTATTGTTGCAGAACAACGCGATGCTACAGGTAAGATACTTGGGAGGTCCCTGGGTTCAGGAGTTTGTGTTCTGAATAAGGATAATCACTCTGTTATCCTAACTGCAGGACACTGCTATGTTGAAGGGTTTGAGTACTCAGTAATCAACTTTGACGGGAAGATTCTAAAAGGTATTTTCTTTAATGTTTCTGAAACAGATGACCTTGGGCTTATCTGGGTAGATGAATTTATCCCGGCGATTCGAATGGCGGAGGCTATGCCAGAGAGGGGTTCGGTTATCTATTCGCTTGGTAATAAATTGAGCACTATTCTATTTTGGTGTAATAGTGGTATTTACTGCGGGAGCAAAGAAAGAAAATTTGACTACTGCACTATTGCTACCCATCCGGGGAACTCAGGTGGAGGTATCTATTATAGGAATAAGCTCATAGGGATTACTTCCAGAATCGCGATGATTAGTAATCCTTCTCCAATGGGCGGTTCTCCACAGATACTGCCAACTATGTCATTCTTTGTACCCCTAAGTAGAATTACTGCTTACTTAATAGCAGTTCGTCCATATACAATCACTCTAACAGAGGAACCAAAGCCGCTTACTGGAAAAGTTACATACGTAAATCCGAATCCAAAGCCTAGTGTGGATATTTGGAGAGAAACAGATGGAGTTCCAACCAAGTAAGTTGCATAAAGAGCTTGAAAGGCCCGAATGCCGTGAGCATTTTAAGAAGCACTATGCTACTGCATTAAGTTTCTATGAAAAATATCTTATTAGCGGGGGATTAAGCTGTAATTTAACCCAGGCAGCCTTACGTGCTATCTGGGCTATGGAAATAGAGCGAGACCCAGAAGGTTTTGAGAAATCGCTCAATAGTGGCGTTTGGGATTAAATAGAAGGAGAGGTTAAATGCCGAATCCATTTAAAAATCTATTGGTGGAGGAAGTAGAGCCGACTTACGAAGAATCTACTTTACCGGAGGTACGGGAAACCTTGCCTCCGGTACAAATAGAGCATAATGAGTTTTTATTAGAAGAGATAGGCGATAAAGTTCATTTTAATGATAACCAATTAGCCCAAATTAAGCAGTATATGAAAAGAATTGATATGGGTGTTGGTCTTGTTGCTGCTCCAATGATATGCAAGGATGAGGCATGTCCTTTTAAGTCGAAATGTCCTATAAAGGGGACAGGTGCTGATATGACTAACCTGGTTGGCAAGGCGTGTCCCGTAGAAGGTGCTATTCATAGAAAAACAGTAGATGAACTAGCGCGGTCTTTGGGAATGGACCTTTCCAATGAATATACTGATGGTTTTGATAAAAGGATGATTGATGACCTAGCTACTATTACTATACTTGAAAAACGAGCCCTTGAAGAGATGAGCAATGAGCCAGGAATTGGTATTACTAGCGCCTGTGGCTTTACCCCTGATGGGGATCCAATAGAAAAGCTGCAATTGAACCCAAGAGTTTTACTTATTGAAAAACTTGGTAGAGTTAAGAGTAAAATTCAACAGGAGCTAATTGCAACTAGAAGGTCTAAGGTTGCTGCGCTTGGACATAGTGAGGATGTTTCTAAAAAGGCGGCTGATTTAATGTCTAGGATTAATAGCGTTATCGAGCGTCATAAGAGGGAAGCACGAGTAACAAACGAAGATATTATAGAAGCGGAGTTTGAAGAAAGACCCTAATGGCGAAAATTACCGGGATATTTGACCTAGAAGCTACCGACCTACAAGGTTGGACTAGGGTTAGCTCGAAGCCCCCGGCAATTAGTCAGTTTGCCCTTGCCGAGCTTACCCCAGAAGGCAAAATTGGCGATGTTATTATCGGAGGAGGTAAAAACGAGGGTTTTACTGATATCCTTGTTGAATTAGTCAAGAAATACAAGATTAAGTCTGTTCAAAAAATACCTAGGGGTTTTTGGGAAGAATTAGCAAGCACTGGTATGTATGGGTGGTCTGCCTTCAAAGAAGGCGGATTTTTAAATAAACAACTTAGGTATCATTTACAGAAAACAATTGCTTATGTAAATAGTGGTCAAACATTACCCGGTGCGATGGACCAGATTGACCTATTGATGAACTGGACAGAAGGCCATATCAACAAAGGTAATTCTGTTGAGTTGTTAGCAAAATCCCGAGGCTTTGATATCAACCTTATCTACTCTTCTCTTGGGGCAGCTAAGGATAGTCCGCAAAAACAAGCCAGACTTGGGCGACTAAATACACTCCTACGTTCTGGGCTTGAGATAGGTTCCGTAGAACAAGGCGCTTATTTATCAATGATTAAGGCGATGTGGGAAGATACATCGCTAGTTCCTAAGTACGTGGGCGCAAAAGAGATTGAGGCGGCTATCTTTGCAGGCGAGAAGAAAGTCGGTATGGAGGTAATGAAGCCATATTATTCTCTATATGATATGGTTCATGATGTAAAGAAAGTAGCGATGGGCGCTGATCCCAAGAAGATATATGCAGGGATGGGGGGTCGGGCTCTTGAAGAACTTTCCAAGGTAAGAACAGAAGAGGGAATTTTAGCTCTTCAAAGAAAAGCTTCTACCGAACCCTGGTTAGAAAGGGAATTAGCCGCACACTACAGGAAGAAGTCGCTTGAAATACGTAACGTAGAACTAGAACAACACCTGACATTCCCAACATTTGAAAAGGTTGCAGGACAAAAACAAGAACAATTAGCGAGCGTACTTGGCATCCTTGATGAACGACAGCACCACGCTCTTGCGGATATTAGTACAGCAGCTGAACTTACAACAGGATTTAAGGGACGCACAGACTTAGGGCGCACACTATTATCTGATCCTTATTATGAATTCGTAGCAAACCAACGACTGGCGTCTGTTGCCGCAGAAAAGTTAGTGAAAACAGGCACACAGCCAGTAAGCGCAAGATTTTCAATGGAAGTTTTGCAGGCAGGGGCTTCCCGCATTTCTCCTCGCTCCTCTCCTCTTCCCCTTCTCGCTCTCGGCGGGGGGCTCCTGCTTGCCTCTAAAATCGGCGATAAATTTAAACCAAATCCCTATAAACAATTTGGAGAGCAGATAAGGGGTTATATAGAAGGAATTCGCAAACCTATTACTCAATGGGACACGATTCCTGGCATTCGCCCGAGCCCAGGGAACGTAAGCGACTTTTCTTCTGGGCGCGATGTTAGTAGGGTACTTGAACAGGGTGGTTATGGAGGAGTAAGATTCCACCCCGGCTTATGGGCCGCGCAGATGAGATATACGCCTGATGTTCAAAGGGCAGCTGAATATGGCTCAAAAATGACCGCTATTCCTAGTATATATAAACCCACAGATAGCGAATTAAGAAATCAGCAATTAGAGCTTGCTGATTACGTTATGTTCATGGAGGACGCGGACACAGTCACCCTTCAACGAGCATGGATTAGTAGGAATATGCCGGTTATTGGTCCAGCAATGGGCAGTCTTCAGCAAGGGATAATGAATATTCTTCCTAAAAAACTAGCAGATAAAATGATGGGCGGTTTCCAGGTTCGTTTAAAGGGAATTGACGCACCTGAGCTTGGTGAAAAAACTACTACTTTAGGAAGCCAGCCATTTGCTGAAGAATCACTTGATATAGCAAGAAGTATATTAAGTGAAGCTACTACAGTAGATATTGACTTAAGTCAATCTACTTTCGGTAGGTATGTTGGAACTTTCAAGAGTGGAACCCGCGACCTTAACCGAGAGATTGTAGAGCAGGGCGGGGCTATGGGAAGCCGCGCCTATATGGCCGCTGAATATACTGCTCAAAGTAAAGAAGCGGGAATTTGGCAAAGCCCATTTTACTTTGGGGTTCGCCAAGGAAATGAGCAAGTAGGAGAAGTAGGTCTAGCACAGATAAACAAGATTAAAAGCCTTTCTGAAAAACCCAGGAATATGGCAGTATATAGTGCTGGTTTATGGGCATTAATGACTCCGGCACAAAAACACGCTATGAGAGACCCTTATGGTCAAAACGCCCATTTATTTCCTGGCATTTATAAAAGTAGATATACCGATTTAATGGGTTATAATACTGGGAGTATTACTTCATGAGAGGAACATTTCTAAGAGCGCTTAACCCGCTAGCTGCTTCGACTATGCAACAGTTGAAGAAGCTTGGTGGAGATAATATGTTCAAGAACCTAGGCGGTGTTACTAAATCTTTGTGGGGTATGGTAAATAATAAAAGTAGCGGGGGTTTAAAGAACTCCTTTAAAGAATACTTTGCTGGTAAAAGATTAACTTCTAGACTTGGTGGAGAAAGTTTTCCTGGAAAATGGTTAGCTAGAGGATCAGCAGAGAATGTAGCTAGGATAAGTAATATAAGAAAGGGCGTTTTTGGTGGTGCTGCTGCCTGGGCTGGTCTTAATCTCCTAGACCCAGATGCTACAACCACACGTATTGCTAACAGAGGGATGGAATTCGGACTTGGATATGGCGCTTTTAGTATTGGAAAAGCAGCAGCGTTTGGGAAATTCGGAAAAGCGGCATTACCAGCTACTAAATGGGTTGGGCGTGGTTTAGCAACTGCATTTGGAGCAAGAATGGTGGGGTTAATATAAATGTTTGGTGAATTTCTAAAAAAAGTGGCTGGTTTCGTAGGCCCAAAGATATCTGGGGAAGGTGGAGCAGCCCTTGCTAAGAGCGCTAAGGCCGCTGGATCTTCTGTTGCTAAGCTTTGGAATAATAAGCGTTTCTTATATACTGCTGGTGGATTTACTGCTGCAGGTCTTGGTGCCAGTATAGGAACTGGCAACTGGGGATATCTTCCTGTTGGCATTGGTGCTGGCTTAGCTGGTGGGATTAGCGGTGGATTAGGTAAGGGTCCATTCAAGAGAATTGTAGGTGCTTCTGCATTAGGGATGGGTGCTGGCTTAGCCGGTGTTGGCCCAATGGGTGTTCCCATAGCGGTAGGTGCAACTCTTGCTACTCCATGGGCCCTTAAAGGATACGGCAAGGGCGTTACTCAAATTCCCAAAGTTTTTAAATCATATGGGCGATTAGTTCGTGGGCGTCCATTTGACGCTGCCAAAACCCTAGGTAGAATGAAGAACCCCTACTGGGCTACGTTTGCTCTTGGTACTGGAATAGGTCTTGGTTGGGGTGGATTAAAAACCGCAATTCATTCAGGAAATGCAACAGCAGGATATTTCCCTGGTGGTATAAATTATATGCCCCCAGGTAGAGGCGGTATGGCTAGCGATCCAATGAATACAGCTGGATTAACACTAGCGCTACATAGGCATAACAGGTCTAGCAATAGGGTAATGTAATGATTGGTGAATTCTTTAAGATGTTTGGTGGCCTTATTGCTGGATGGGCAGGCAAGAAATACTATATGGGCTCTATGGCAAAAGAGTTCGTAAAGATGGGCCTAATGAACGAGAAGCGGCTTCTTAAAGAAGGAGCCACTACAATGTTCAAGAGAAAGTATGGTGCTGGGTTGCTTGGCGCAGCTATGGGGAAAAGAGGACTAGCAGGTTCGGGTTCCGCCGCATTAAAAGCAGCGGCAGCAAAATACCCAGGTTCCGCACAAGCCCTTTCTTCTATGGCACGTAATATGTCCCTGTTTAACAATGCCGAAAGGTTTTATTGGGGAGCACTTAACATAGGCATAGGCGCTGAATTAGCTTCTGGTCTTATTCCCGGTATGGCTCAGAAAATGCCGGATGTAGATATAGAGCTAATGAACGCTAACCAATACATACTACCCAGGGCCGCATACACACAGCGAGCCCGCGCACTACAAGCCATTCATCAATCTCAGCTATCTACGCGGTCAGCGTTAGGTCAGGAAGCAAGTTATGCACACATGTAGGTTAACAACTTATCGCCTTACCCTGGGCCACCATGTTGAAAGAGAACTGCGGTGGGTGCGAGAACCACGACCTGGGAAGACATGAATGCTGTTTTCATTATTGTAGCGAATGTTTGAAGACAAGGAAGTTTTTGAATAAAGGCGATTTTTGGGAGTGCCCTACGTGCAAGAAGAAGCTACACAAGAGAAAGGAATAACTAAATATATACCGCAGGATGACTACGCCAAAAATAAATGGCGTCCGTTTGGCCCCAGAAAAGAGCATTTCTGTAAAGCCTGCAAGTATTACTATAAGAATCTATATGATAAGAATATAACAATAGATAAGTTTATGCCTATATGTTATGGGGATACCCGTTTATTATTCCCTCCTAAAGAAGAACTTGGATTAGAAACAGACGAGGAATACCTTTTAGCTAAAACCGTCCATGACCCTTTGTCCTGGGCAGAAGTTTATTTCAACTGGAAGCCGCGCTGGTATCAAGAAGAAATCATCTGCTGTTCAAGTGCCAGAAAGGTTATTAGGGCCGGTCGGCGACTTGGAAAGACAGCAGGATTAACTATTGCCGGTTTGCATTATGCAGCTACGCATAAGAATTGTGTAGTTCTTGTTATTGCTCCTTTCCAGTCACAGGTCGCCCGATACTTTGAAGAAGCCTTAAAGATTATTGATGAAAATGAGGATTTTAAAAACTCCATTCGAATAAGAATGTCCCCACCTATGCAGCTATCATTTAATAATGGTAGTGTAATTCGTGGTTTTGCATCAGGTGCTAACTCGGGAGGGAAGCAAGCAAACCAAATCCGAGGTCAGGACGCCCACGTTATTATTCTAGATGAAATGGACTTCCAGAATGATTATGATATGGAAGTCATTCTGGCTATCATTGCTTCTCACCCAGAAGTACAAATTATGGCTTCTTCTACTCCCAAGGGCTGGAGGAAGAAGTTCTGGCAATTAGTAAATAATAAAAATCTGCGATTTAAAGAATTTCATTATATATCTCATGAATCCCCTTCCTGGACAGATGAAGCGGAAGAGCTTCTTATTGCTCTTCACGGAGAACTCGGTTTCATGCACGAGTATCTCGCAGAGTTCGGGGAAGAAGCTTTTGGTGTTTTCCGATCCGATTTAGTTGATGCCTGTCTTGTTGATTACAACCTGCGAGATGAAAAACCAGTTCCTGGAACCCAATATATTATGGGGGTAGATTGGAATACCCACGCTGGTGTTCATATTGTAATACTTGGATGGACTGGAACACACTATAGATTAGCTAAAAAGGTTGTTATTAGAAAACAGGAATTTACTCAACTTGCAGCAGTCAAGAAGATAATAGACCTAGATATAGACTGGAATTGCAAGGGTATTTATGTAGATCATGGAGACGGTAGCGTACAAATCGAACTTCTTAAAGAAACTGGTGTTAAATTTCCAGAAACTAAGCTACACAAGAAAGTAGTTGGTGTAAAAATGGGCGGAAAGGTTATAATGAATGACCCTTACACCGGAAGAGAAGTTAAAAAGGGTACAAAGCAGTTTATAGTAGAGCTTTGCCAGAGACAAGTAGAAGACGGAAGAATTATTTTCCCGAAAGAAGAAGATACAGAAGTTATTATTGAGCCAGATGTGGTAGACCAACCCAGTATGGGTGTAGTGCAACAGATGAGAGGTTTTGTTGTAGCTAGAGTTTCACAAAGCGGGCAGCCTATATATTCTCAGGGTTATGAGCATACACTGACTGCCTGGATGTTGGCAATTTATGGATTCATGGAAGAATATGGTGCTCTTTCCTTCAAGAACTTTACTACCAAGGTTGCCATGTATGAAGGTGAGTTTGGTAATTCTAAAACTAAACAAAGAGACCCTAACAAGGGTAAAGAAGGGACAAGAAGAGTAGCTGTACCACGAGGAATAGATGTAAGCCCAAGATTAGGGAGAACATCTTATTCATCTGTTACAAGGAACGTTAGCGATAGAGCTAAAATACTGAGAGAAATCAAAAGAGGAGGTCGCGTCCCCTTTAGACGAGACCCAAGGCGAAGGAGTATGTAAATGGCGCAAATAAATCGCCCAGATTTAAGATACAAGAAGCCAAGAACTATTACGGTAGTTCCTTCATTGGTTATAGAGCTTCCAGAACCTATAGAAGAAATAGAAATTGCGGAATATCAGGAGCTTTCAAGAATAAATCGTGAGCTTGGCAAACTTGTTGATGTTATAGGAAAACACGCTGAAAATTACGTTCTCCCAATTGAAGAAGACGCCAGCGACGTACGCGCCGCTAGCTTAAGAATAGGCGGAAACGGAGTTGAGATTACGTTCGCCCAGTTTAGAGATGCAATAGATGACCAATCAAAGAACAAGATTGATTTAGTTGCTCATGAATACTCTGGAATAGGCACCACAGCAGACGCAGCAAAATATCACCAGTCCAGTTTCCAAAGGCACTCTAATGGAGATGGGTTATCTGATACACTCAAGGAATTAAGTAAATACGGAATGCAGTCTATAATTCTCTGGGCGCTTAATCAGTTAATTGGTTCCTTTCATTCTACTGACCACTCCGAAGTAACTTCTGGCAAATATCCCCCGGGGACAGAGGTTGGTGGTATCTTCCGGCAGATATTACAAGGACTTATTATGGCGAAGTTTATGCAAGGACTTTCTGATAAGTCCTTGGGGGAGCTAACATCTCTAAATAGCGATGGGATAAGTAGTTCTGGTATTGATATAGACAGCATGATCGACCAGGCTATTAATTCATCACCACCAGAGAGCGATGGTTTTACTGCATTCCGCCACTCAATGGCAACAAATGATTACTCCACTATTAAGAACTACTCCACCGACTATATGGTTAAGCATGTTGGCGATGGGTTTGAAACTTGGATTGGTTATCTAACAACGAGAAATGCGCACGAAGATAATCTACGGGTAGAGGAATTAGGGTCTCCATATACAGATGGGCAAATCAGCCTTCCAGAAGAAAGGAGAACGCAACTAGAAAATAGAAATAATTCTTCTGAAAACCTAATGTCAAAAACAAAATCTGGTTTAAGTGGGGTTTTTGATACTAAGGATTCCTGTTGTTTGCTTCGGTTTGTTGCTGCTATTGATGTTAGCGTATTAGATATTATTAGGTCTATTATTGCTACGGCAATAGCCATACTTGAAAAGCAGGCATCGGAAGCTTTTTCCTGGTACCTAAACGCTACAAGTAGCCCATGGAATATTATTTCTGAAAAAATTCTTCGTGGTTTAGACGCATTATTTGATAAAGTAATAGGAAAGGTACTAGATGTACTTGACTTTGATAATGATGTTATGGCAATATTAAAGGTTTGTACTCCAGTTTCCGAAATGGTCGAGTCTGTATTAAGTACTATAGAATATCTGCGTAACTGGTATCACGAGCTAGTCAGGTCCATCGGAAAGGATATTGATGCTTATTTCAAGACTGCATCTGTTGGATGGGAAACAGTTTATGGCATTAAAAGAGCAAAACAGCTTCTTGTGGCTCTTGATGAAATGATATCGTTTAAAGATAATATGGGAGATGGCGAAGATGTTTCAGAAGATGACATCCACTCCATGATACCCGTTATAGAACAATCAACAAATAAATATGATGTTGGTGAAGACAATAGTCTTCCAACTCCAATTAATGAATTGATTGATATGTGCCGAACTCTTGGAGACTGGGATTTATTAAAAGAAAAACTTTCGGGGTCTGATTAATGGGAAAAACCATCAACGACTTCAAGGCTAAAGAAGGAACGCCATCAACGACAGAAGCTGGTTTTGAGAAGAATGTAAAACACACACACAGAGTTCGCCCCAAAACCATTCCCTATCAAAGGAATAGATGGGGGCGTGGTTCTGCTGCTGGGTGGCAAACTTGCATTTATGATTTAGCAGAAATTTCCAGGGTAGCCGATATAGAATCCGCGCTTTCTGTCTCCTTTAGAAAGCACCGCGAACTATTACTAAAGGAAGGCTTTTATCTAGAAAGTAAAAACGTTAGGGTAATTCGCCGTGTCCAGAGAAGGATAAATGAAATTGAATTACAATCTGGACGTAGTTTTGAATCTATTATTAGGGAATTAGCAACCAATTTAATTAAGTTCCATACTGCCTTCCTATATATGAGAAGGGATGCTAATCGCTCTACTGGTGCAAGAACTAGGATGTTCGGAAAGGAAAGGGAGCCTATTGCTGCCCTTGAACCAATTGACCCCTCAACGATGGAAGCCAAGCAAAACAAATCTGGCAGAATTATTATTTGGCGTCAGCATGTACCAGAACAGGGGCAGGAAGTAGAATTCGACCCAACAGAAGTTCTTGTCGTCACTATGGATAAAAAAACCGGATTCATTTTTGGTACTCCATATTGTCTCCCCGTTCTAGATGACATTATTGCTCTTCGTAGATTAGAAGAATTAATTGACGTTATTACAAGTAAGCACGCATTTCCTCTATACCACTATCAGGTAGGGACGGAGAATTCCCCCGCCATAGAAATGTCAGACGGCGTAGATGGGATGCTTAGTGAAGTCGATATCGTACGCGCCGAAATAGAGGGGTTACCGACAGAAGGAGCAATCGTTACTTCAGAACGCCATAACCTTACAGTCATAGGTGCGGAAGGGCAAGCGATAGACTTGTCTCCCTACCTAGAACATTTCGAGCAAAGAATGCTTGGTGGGTTACGCCTTTCTGGTATTGACCTTGGAAGGGGTGGTACATCAAACCGAGGAACTGCTACTACTATATCGAAGAACCTAGCAGAAGCTGTAAAGGATTACCAGACAGTAATTTCCGATGGTGTGACTACCTATCTTCTAAATGAAATTGTATTAGAAGAGGGTTTTGACCTCAATGAAGAAAATAAGGTTTTCTTACGGTTCCCAGCCGTAGATAGGGATGAAGCAAGAGCCCAAGAAAATCATCTTATGACCCTATACCAGGGACATATAATTACAGAAACAGAAGCTCGTCAGTCACTAGGTAAGGACCCCATTTCGGATACTCAGAGGAGTGAAACCTACCTCAAGCTCGTAGAGCTTCCACTAGCTAAAGCTAAAAAGGCTGATAATAAAAGTAGCTCTGGAGCGAAGGGAACCGCAAAAAGTCGCGCTAAGCCCACAAACCAGAGTGGCTCCAAGGCAAAACCAAGGACTCCAAAGAACGACATGCTAAATATGTTCCGAGTTATATTCAATAACTTAAAAGTAAGCATAGCCAGTATAGATCTTAATGATGAAGAACGGCTGAAAGAAGTATTAGGTAATTCTTCCCGACAACTTCTAATTATGCTTACCCCCTACCTAAATGAAGCTATTGATAACGGTTCAAGTACTATTTCTGGGTCATCTGGGGTAAATTTTGAAATAAAATCAGATTTTCTTAAGAAAATTGCCAAAAAGGAGTTGCGTAAACTCTTCCAACGTATTAAATTATCAATAAGTGATATTTCAAAAGAAATTACACTTATGAATGCTATGTCAGCCATTGAGCCAATAGCATTAACAAATTTAGATATGTTGGGTAGAATGGCATTTAGTTTTGGTGCCGTAGAAGCAGCGAAACTAAACGGACAAACCAAACTAAAGTTAGGTGAAAACGAAATCGATCTAACAAAAGCCAATGTAAGAGATTTGGCAAGACTTCCGGAGATGTTAAATGCCTAAGCAACGCGAGGTTCTTTTAGTAGATAACCTGGCGTTCATTGTGCCTCAACTTGCTGATGATGCAATTGACAAGTTCATGCACTCTGTTCGTGAAGGTCCTACAAGTCTGCGTGTTGGAATTCGTGCAACGCACTCTGGTGTATTAACCAATTACCGAGTTTATCCTGGTATGAAGGTGCGAGATTCTGTTGGGAGTTGGGTTAGTGAGGCCCACGGAGGCACAAGTGCTTATGATGCTCCGGTGCATAGGCACCACAGGGCATATGGCGGGGGTTTTTTTGGCAGCGATGTAGAAGACCCGCTGGGTAGAGTTGTTTCTGCTGGATACACGCAATTAGTAGATGATGAGACTCTTGCGTCAGACTGGAAACGTCCTGCCCTGTCTGGTATGGGGTCTGGTTATATCACTTTAACAGCTGATATAAAGGACCCAGATGCTATTCAGAAAATCCTAGATGGTAGATATGCTACCGTCTCAAGCGCGCAAACCTCCCCGAGTATCAAGTGCAATATTTGCGGCGCTGATTTTATGGATAATGGGTGTGAGCATGCTCTCGGAAACACATATAATGTTTACATTGAGAGCATTGACGAAGAAGTACCCGTGATGTGTTATGCAATCACGGATAAACTAACATATCGAGAAATTTCCTTTGTTAATATTCCCGCGAGACCAGAAGCACAAATAACTAAAGTTTTTGGTCTTGAAAAAGATGACGAAAACTGTTATCATTTAACAACTAATGATGATAAAGCTGAAATTGTCAGTGCCGTTCTTTGTGATAGGGACGGACAAACAGAGTTAATTAAAGGAAACGAAGAAATGCCAAAGGGTAAAGAAAAAGAACCCAAAAAGACTATTGTCGCGGTTCCAGATGCCATCACGAATGATGACATCGAACCAGATGAGGTCTTGGAGGTTTCTGAACCAAATCCGGACACACCAGTAGATTCCGAGGTTATTCAGGATAACCCGCCCGCCAAGCAACCTGAAGAACTAGAAGAAGAAGCTGAAGTGGCCGCGTGGGATGACGAAAAACTTGCCCTTGCTAACGTAGCACGTTCGTTGTCTCAGAAGGATGCAGGTGGTCTTAGTGAGGAAACGAGCGAGGAACTAGCAAAGCGGCTTTATTCTGGTTCAACAGATAAGGCTATTGGCGAAGGTTTTGATGAACACTCCCATGAGATGTTTGTTGAAATTGTTGATGGTGTTGCCTATGGTTATACCATCAAGGTCGAAAAGTCAGATCACTTCCATATTTGGGAGATGAAGGCTGACGGAGCTATTGCTGGAACTACTCGCTCTGCCTCAAGCGGTCCAGACCACAGTCACGTCTTTACTCTGTCTGCTGTTGATGCTTCAGAAATCCCCGAATTTAACGATCTCCAAACCATCGTTGATGAACTGGGTAAGATTGAAGAGAACGAAGAGGATGCGAAGATTTCAACAGAACAGCGCAAGAAGCTAAGCTCATCGACTTTCTGTGGGCCAAACCGAAGCTTCCCTGTTCCTGACTGCGCACACGTCACAGCCGCGCGAAGGCTAGTAGGTCGATGGAAGGGCTCACCCGAGGCGAAAGCGCGGGTAAAAGCCTGTGTCAACCGAAAGGCCAATAGCTTGGGTTGTGGTGGCGGCGCTAGTAAGGATGAGGTAGTCCCGGAGCCACAGAAGATTGAGGAACCAAAGCAAGACTGCACAGACGGGGCGCAGGCTGAAATCACTCAGTTAACTGCTGAGCTGGATAAGGCCCGGAGGACCATAGTAGAGAGGGATGAAGACATTAGAACCTTAACCACTTCTCTTGCAACCGCAGAATCAATATTAACAAAGGACCTAGCGGGTCATCTTGTAACGATCCGCGCAATCCTTGGAAAGCGCGACATGCTTTCTATTGATTCTTCGGAAGATTGGAATGTTAAGGTGCTAGAGTATGGAGTTCGCTCAGGCGAATCCCTACGCGATGCAATTAATGACCTTCTACCCGAACTCGACCTTGCAATACGAGACGGACTAAGAATCAACAAACCAATTTTGACACCCGAAAAAGGTAAGTTTGAAGACTCCAAGGTAATTCGCGCAGTAGATAAAACCAATACTGATGAAGCCAAAAAGAAAACTTCTATCAAGAAGTTACAGTTAGGTTTTAAGTCAGGTAAGCTTAACAGCCCTGATAAGGAAACTGCTGGAGCCGAGGGTCTTCACGAAGACCTTGGTTAGGGAGAAATACAATGGCAGATGTGCGTATCCCAAGAGGATATGCTAGGACCCAGACGCAGTACATGGAGCTTTCGGAAGGAAAGCGTCCCTCTCTTAGTGAAGATGGGACAAACCTACTTCCAGCGCCTTGGCTCCCTGCTGCGTTTATAGAGAATGTCCACGATGATCCAGTAATCATTCCTGCTGGTTTCTTTGTTGGGCGTATTAATACCACGGACCACAATGCTGCATACACGGCTGTAGCGGCTGCGTGGCGTCGGAACTATCTAGTTCCTGCATCCATGAACACTGGTACATATACGCTTACTAATAGCCAGTATGATATTGATTACGAGGTTCCAGATGCTGACAACTGGTCAACAGCCGTTGCAGCAACTGGTGCTACTACACTAGCTATCGAGCAGGTAAAGCCAATTGGTATTACCTTCCAGGACCTCTATCCAAGCTACTTCTCTCTACGATACAAAAACTACGAGCGTCAGTCTATGTCTGGTATCCTCTGTTGGGGCTATAATGTAATGCTCCCAATGCGTACCACAGAGGAATGTGCCATTCAGCCTGGCGACCTTGTGGTTATTCAGGACAACGATCATGCGAAGGCCACCTGGCTTCCTACCGATCTTTCAACAAACACGGTTGCTACACTGAAACCTTATGAGTCCGGTGATTCGCCTGAGTTTATCGTTGGACGTTGCCTAGAGGTTATTACTCTAGCTACCCAGACTGCGGGCAGTGCTGGCCAGACCCTAGCGGCTGGTCTTACTGCATCTAACGTTTCGAGCCCAATTAATCTTGATGATCTTGGTAAGGTTCAAACACCCCCAGGTCTCGGACTACAGGGTTCTGGTACCCAGGGACTTCCAGGTTGGACACTAGGAGCTTGTGCTCGTAGTTCTGCGTGGAAGGCAATTGTTCTGTCGGTGGACTGCCGCTAACGGCACGGAGATAAGAAATGTCAAAGATAAGCGAAGAGCTTCTTGATAAAGTCTTCGATGCCGAACAAAAAACTGTACTTCTCCAGCTCGTCAAGGACGCAAAGGATGAAGCTCGCGAAGAAGCAGAAAAGGGCATCAAGGACAGAATGGCCGAAGAGGGGCTCGTTGAAGATGAGTTCCTAGGGCTTACCAAGTCGGACCGCCTCCGTATGCAGCACGATGCGAAGGCGAAGACGATGAAGAGAATCTGGGAAAATTGTGGTGTTCACCCAACCAGCGGTCGCAAGTACAGCGTTGATGACTTTACTCGTTATGATGCTGAGCAGGCAGCCGAGGTTATGGCAGACACACAGTTCTCTACGGATCAGCCACTTCTCATTCCACGGGTAGTTGCACAATTCGTAAAGGAGGCTATTGAGCCCCGTATCGTTCTAACAGGTCTTCTCCAGAGAATCAATTATTCTGGTGGAACACACATTACTTTCCCTGCGATGTCCGGCTTCCATGCCGCAGATATTGCGGAAGGTACTGAGTATCCAGAAAGGAAGATTGAGTTCGGAGGAGAGGTCACAGCTACCATCGGCAAGAGCGGTCTCGCGGTAAAATTTACTGACGAAATGCTTCGCTACAGCCAGTGGGACGTTATGGCTATGCACCTAACGGCAGCTGGTCGCGCCCTTATTCGTCACAAGGAGAAGAAGGTTGCGGCTATGATTTCCGCGAACGCTACCGAAGACTTCAATAACACTTCTGGTACTGCAACAACTGGTCGCGCACAGAGTGGTGCAGGTAATGCTACCTTCACTCTTGACGACCTTCTAACAATGTGGGCAGCTGCTGCAAATGCTGGTTGGCAGCCAAACGCTCTACTGATGCACCCAATGGGCTGGCTGATTTTTGCCCGTGACCCTGTTATGCGTGCCTTCGGGTTCGCTAATGGTGGCCCACTGTGGCAGAGTCTGCAGGGTTCTGTTGGTAATGCTCCTCAGTGGAAGGGCGGTGGCTTCATTAATCAGCCTTGGGCAGTTTCCGCACCAGCCGAGATTGCGTCCACTTACACAAGTGTTCCGGCGCAGTTCCCATTCGGCCCACTTAAGATTATCGTTTCCCCGTACATTGGCTACACTTCCACAACTAACGTAACCGATATCTACCTCG